GTTGCAGGGGTATTCGGTGGAGCTTTATTCGCTGCTATGCACGGAAGTCTTGTTACTTCCTCACTTATTCGTGAAACGACTGGGCTTGAGTCTCAGAACTATGGATATAAATTTGGCCAAGAAGAAGAGACGTATAATATTGTTGCGGCTCATGGCTACTTTGGGAGACTCATCTTCCAGTATGCTAGCTTTAACAATAGCAGGAGTCTACATTTCTTCCTGGCTGCTTGGCCCGTCACTTGCATATGGCTTACCTCTATGGGAATCTCCACTATGGCTTTTAATCTCAATGGATTCAACTTCAACCAATCCATTGTAGCAGCTGGAGGACAAGTCGTACCTACATGGGCTGACGTACTCAACAGAGCTAACCTTGGCTTTGAAGTTATGCATGAGCGTAATGCTCATAACTTCCCGCTAGATTTAGCATCAATCAACACAACAGAAGTAGCTCTTGTAGCCCCTTCTGTTGGCTAGTAAACCACGTCCGTTCATCCATCTTTCATGGACGCATGAAACCTGATCATGGAACGGGGATCAGGTACTAAGGTATTACAATGACTGTAAAACTAAAGTATCGTGGTGTTACTTACACTAAAACTATCTAATTTAATTACATGAAAAAACTTGCACTTGTCCTAGCAGCTTCTGTTGCTTCTACACCTGCAATGGCTGGTCCATATGTGAACGTAGAAACCAATGCTAACTACACTGGTTCAGATTACACATCAAGAGCTACCGACCTACACATAGGTTATGAAAACAATATCGGTGATTTGGCTTACTACGTCCAAGGTGGTAAGACAATTAATGCTACTGATGGCGTTGATTCAGAGTCTAATTTCTCTGGCAAGCTTGGTGGTAATATCTCTGCTACAGATAAACTTGGTTTCTATGGGGAAGTATCTTTCGCACAAGTGGAAGACGCTGACAACACATACGGCACCAAACTAGGTGCTAAATACAGCTTCTAATTATGTATTCCTTATTTGACTATATGCTTTCACCTCCTGTAAAAACCGTAGTGGTTGTAACGGAGGAGCAACTAAATGACCTTAAAGCAAAGCAGCTTAATGAAGAAATCGAAACAGTCAAGCGTCAAAGAGAAGAGCTTGAAGCTGCATACAATCGCAGAAAACAAAATCTCACAGATTCTTTGGCCAGTCTTGAATCTCAAGTAAAAGCATTAACACCTGCAAAACCTGCTAAAAAGAATGTCACAACAAAGTAATCAGGCTCCAGCCTCAGTAACATACTATGGCCCTGAACCTGAAGAAACAAAAAAAGAAGCCGTCAAAGAAGCAGCCGACGAGTATCAATCTCTCGAAGAAGCTCTCTTGGGCGAGTAAAATAAATGAACTATGGGTAGTAGTCTTTGGACTGCTATCCTTTTTTATTTTTATTGAAGCATCACACTTACACTTTCATCAACATGAGAACACAACTAATCAATGCTCTGAAGGCTCACGCTAACGGTGAGATACAGAAGCACTTAGCTAACGTAGAAGTTTACTTAGAAAATCCAGCTGGTATTGGAGAGCATTCTGATATCACAGAAGCGATTGGTCTTGAACTAGATAAGATAGCTAGGTACCATGATCAAATGGAAGTACTTAGTAAGTATGTGATCAAATGATACAAGGGATGAGGCACCTCAGAGTCGGACCTCATTCCTATTGGCATTAGCCCAGTACGCTGGATACCTTTTGCCGTCTAGACGGTGGGATAGACCACAAAAACAAACGTTTAAATTTGCTAGCAAGGGTAAATATACATTCATTACATTTTAAATTAAAGGAAAATGGCTCAACAGTCAACCCAGCACACCGCTTCGCTTACTAGGCCAGGTGCTGATAACGTTGGTGCAGACCCCAGGGCACTGTATCTTAAGCTGTTTTCTGGAGAAATGTTCAAAGGCTTCCAGCACAATGCGATTGCTCGTGACCTTGTGATGAAGAGAACTTTGAGGAACGGTAAGAGTCTTCAGTTCATCTACACAGGACACACCAAAGCCGAATTTCATACTCCAGGAAATAGCATCTTAGGTAACAGTGACGGTGCTCCACCAGTAGCAGAAAAGACCATCACAGTTGATGATCTATTAATCTCCAGTGCTTTCGTTTACGAGCTAGACGAGACACTTGCTCATTATGAATTGAGAGGAGAAATATCTAAGAAGATTGGATATGCACTAGCTCAAAAATATGACAGACTAATCTTTAGAAGTATCATTCGTGGTGCTCGTAAGGCTAGCCCAGTTTCTAAAGCTGGATTCGTAGAACCAGGTGGAACACAGATCCGTGTTGGTACTGATGCTCAGGCAAAAAATGCGATTGATCCTGATGATCTTGTAACAGCGTTCTATGATGCAGCTGCTGCCCTAGATGAAAAGGGTGTTAGCTCAGAAGGACGTGTTGCTGTACTAAACCCACGTCAGTACTATGCTCTTATTAAGGGGCTAGACGGATCTGGTATTGGTGCTTATCTAGTTAACCGTGACTCACAGGGTGATGCTCTACAGTCAGGTAAAGGTATCTATGAGATTGCAGGTATCAAAATCTACAAGTCAATGAACGTTCCTTTCTTCGGAGAGTACGGTACTAAGCTTGGTGGATCTGCTGGTGCTGAAGTCCCTGGAATTACTTCACCTGGAAACCTTGGTTCATTTGTACAACAATCCGTTGAAGATGCTCGTAACTCAGTTACAGGTATTAACAATGAGTACGGACAGCAAGGTGACTTCACTAAGTCTTGTGGTGTAATCTTCCAGAGAGAAGCCGCAGGTGTTGTAGAGGCAATCGGACCTCAAGTACAGGTAACTTCTGGTGATGTATCAGTGGTTTACCAGGGTGACGTGATACTCGGAAGACTCGCAATGGGTGCCGACTATCTAAACCCAGCCGCAGCTGTGGAACTATACGCAGGTGCTGCAACTGGAAACGCAGCTTTCTAGTTTATACACTTTATGGGGTACTTCGGTACCCCTTTTTTATTATTATGGCAGTCGTATCTTATGGAGCGTCCACCGAACTGGATGCAGTAAACTCTATATTGATGAGTGTTGGAGAGTCACCTGTTAATACACTAACTGTACAAAGCCCCGAAGTGGCTATTGCACAGAAAACTCTGCAGCAAGTCTGCCGTGAAGTATTAGCAGAAGGATGGGTTTTCAATACAGAAAAACAATACCCAATTACATTAGACAGCAACAACCACTGTATAGTACCTAACAATGTATTACAGATTGATCTTAATCAGTTTAAGCACCTTGATGATTTTCATGTTGTTAAGAGAAGTGACAATGGTGTGGTAAAACTATACGATAATTATGAGCATAGATTCAATTTTGAAAACACAAGTGAAGGTAAGCTTTATGTAGATATTATTTGGATGCAAGATTTTGCAGATATTCCACAAGTATTTAAAGATTATATAACTACTAGAGCAACCCGCATTGCTTCTAACCGTATGGTTAATGATCCTAAATCAGCTGAACTAATGGCTACAGACGAGACATTAGCAAGAGCATTAGCTGTAGAGTATGATGCTAATCAAGCTGAATATAATATCTTTAACAATCAAGAAGGAAGAACAAATCCCGCTGGAACCTACCGACCTTATCAAGTTTTACAAAGAAGATAATGGCAGCAATTAATCAACGAATCCCAAACTTTTTAGGAGGTGTATCCCAACAGCCCGATACAATTAAATTTCCAGGGCAGCTTAGGGTATGTGATAACGCAGTACCTGATGTAACCTTTGGCTTAATGAAACGTCCTCCAGGAGAATTTGTGAAGACGTTGACTAATGCTAATGCTAGTGGTTATTGGTATGATATACTAAGAGATGGAGATGAAAAATATTTAGTACAAATGACAGCATCATCTAGTTATTCTGGTACTAAACCTATTAGGATTTGGAACCTTTTAACTGGAGTAGAACAGAGTCTTACCAATAGTAATGGTGATTCTTTGTTTCAATATATGCAACAAACAGGTACAACTAAACCATATGCTATTCAATCAGTACAGGATTATACAATCATTACCAACCCGCAAAAAACGATTGGTACGACTGGGAACACTGCTGTTCCTCTCAACAGTGGGGACTACGCTTTTGCTAGGTTAGATACTATTGCTTATAATACTGAGTATGTATTATATACAGGTTCTGCACCGTCTGCTAATACTTATTATCGAGTAACTTCTTTAAAAGTAGATTATACTAATACCCAAGGTGGTAGTGCTGTGGGTAGTACATGGGATGATGCTAATGAAGATGGTAGATATGCTGGACAATTAGGTTTTTCGTTTTCAGGAGGTAGTGCTGTAACTATTCCTGGAGGACAGGTAGCCACAGAAGATGTAGAAGGTACATTACTAATTAATGGTCAATCATTTATTACTTCACAAGATCCTCAATATCAAGCTGATGATTCTAGTTCAACATCTACTTCAGGAGATGGATCTGACTTTATTGGTTATGTTTCCGATTATGATACACGATACACAGCTACAGTTACATTAAAAAACGGTGGTATAATTAAAGGTACTAAAGCAGAAGCTGAAGCATGTTATATTGATGTTGTTGTAGAAGGTAAATATTACCGTATTTCAGTAGAAGCTGTAGAACCTGTTGAAACATATCAAGGTGTTTCTAGTATTGCATACTACAAAACAGCACAAAGTCCAGATAAAGGTAGAGCTAGTATGGCTACTATCCTTAAAGGATTGGAAACTGCTGTTAATAACGATTTAGCTAATGTTACTGCTGAAATATATGGTTCAGGTTTATATTTATATGGTAGTGCAGCTCCTAATGTAAACTTTTTAGGAGGTGCTGTGAATGAAGCTATGAACGTGTTTGGTAACACAACACAAGATGTAGCTCGTTTACCATCTATGTGTAAACATGGTTATATAGTACAAGTAGCTAATTCAGAAAACGTAGATGCTGATAATTATTATGTAAAATTTCTAGCTGATAACGGTTCAGGTGGTTCAGGTAAATGGGAAGAAACTGTAAGACCACATAACTTCTCATCAGGTAGTGACCCTATGGTTAAAGGATTAGATCCTGCTACTATGCCACACGCTTTAGTTAATAACCGTAACGGTACTTTTACTTTTAAAAAATTAGACGAAACTACAGCTAATGCTGATAATACAGATAATTATTGGAAGTACAGAGAAGTAGGTGATGATGAGACTAACCCGTTTCCTAGTTTTAATGGCTTAAAAATTCAGAAAATATTTTTTCACAGAAACAGATTAGGTTTTGTTGCAAACGAGCAAGTAGTAATGAGTCGTCCTGGAGATTATTTTAATTTCTTTGTTGTCTCTGCAATTACTACAAGTGATGATAATCCTATTGATATAACAGTATCTGATATTAAACCTGCATTTATTAATCATGTCTTGCCTGTTCAAAAAGGTGTGATGATGTTTAGTGATAACGGTCAGTTTATATTATTTACTGAATCTGATATATTTAGTCCTAAAACAGCAAGGCTAAAAAAGATATCTAGCTATGAATGTGATGATGCTTTACAACCTGTAGACATGGGAACTTCAGTTATGTTTACCTCGTCTGTATCTGCATACACTAGAACGTATGAAGCTACTGTTGTAGACGATGATATACCTCCAAAAATAGTAGAGCAAACACGAGTAGTTCCTGAATTTTTACCAAAAACTGTTGATACTACAGCTAACACAACCTCTTTAGGTATAGTTAGTTATGGTGAAACAAATACAAACCAGTTATATCATTATAAATATTTTGATTCAGGAGAACGTAGAGATCAGTCTGCATGGTATTCATGGACATTACAAGGTACATTACAGTATATGGTATATACTGCTGGTACTTTCTATGTTGTCACTAAACAAGATAATGATTATATATTATGTAGACATGAATATGTCACAGATGCTACATCTGCTCGAACATATGTTGTTGGTGGAGTAGCTGCTGATGTAGGTTCTCCGTTAAAAACAGCTAGATGGTTTGAAGGTTGTCTAGATAACATGACTATACCAACTGCTATAACTTATACAGCTCAAGGAGGTTCAGTAACAGGACCAGATTTCACTGATTTAACTATACCTTATACTCCAACTTCAGCTGATAATTTATATGCTGTAGCTCTTTCTGGAACAGATACAGCTGGAAATGATGTTGCTGGTACGGTAATTAAAGCTACTTCTGTAGGTACTAATAAAGCCACGTTTGAAGAAGTCAATATGACTGGATGGACAGTAGCTGTAGGTTATAGATATACAACAACAGTAGAGCTACCTAATTACTATATGTCCGTAGAAGCTGGTAAATATGATGTAGATGCTGACTTAAGAATTTCTGGAATAAATTTTGAAATGGGTATTTCTGGTCCTATGGAGTTTCATTTATCTTCTATCTATGCAGATATGAATGATTACGTTCAATATGAATCTGGTATGAAACTAGATGACAGTGACTTTGGTAAACCACCTTCTAAAACATCTAAGTCAGTAAGAGTACCAGTACAGAAAAAGAATGAAAAATATAACCTTACTATAAAAATACCTGATCCTTTTTCCACCGCTTTAATCTCAGCAAGCTGGG